GAGGCTTGTCAGTATGTTGACGTTGTAGTTCCTAATCTTGGTGGTGCTGACTCAACAATCTCTATTGGCTTGGCACAGCCTGACTACATTGTTATCGGCTCTGATTGGGCAAGACGAGACTACTATGCTCAGATGGGATTTGATCAGGACTGGCTAGATGCCAGGGGTATTGGACTAACCTATGTGCCATACACCAAAGAAGTATCTTCTACAGACATAAAGAATAGAATGAAGAAGTGAAGCAAGCAATAGTAATTGCAACATCTCCAGGTAGGTCACACTGGGTTAATGATTGCCTATCCTCACTTACAGTCCCAGCACTTGTGGTTTCTGGTTATGGTCAAGAGCTTGGCAAAATCAAATGGGTGTATGACAATACAAGCATTGATAGATTTATTTTTTTACAGGATAGTGTCGTCATTCGTGATAACGACTTGTTAATGAGTTTATTTGATACAGAAGGTTCGTCTTGCATTATGTGTGGACCAAGATGTTTTGGGTCATACCTTGGACTTTATGAAAGAGAAACTTTAGACCAACTTGACATTCCAGAAGTTAAGAGTAAAATAGAATCAGTACAATATGAGATCGACTGGACACAAGAGTACATTAATAAATGTGAAAAGTTTTCTCACCCAATTCAAATTGAGCATCAGGTAATTGAAACTATTTATAAACACGGTAGAGAAAACCAAGTCTCAGTAAACAAACTATATGAAAAATGGAAAGGTACTTGGCGTACAGACCAAATTAAGGAAGACTAATGAGCGATAATCTAAAAATCACAGTAGACCAAGTTAATCACCCACCCCACTATACACAAGATCCTAGTGGTGTAGAGTGCATTCAAATAACACGCCACCGTAATTTTAATGTTGGTAATGCATTTAAGTATCTGTGGAGGGCAGGACTTAAAGATCAGGCTAAGACAATCCAAGATCTTGAAAAAGCTATCTTTTATATTCAGGATGAAATTAAACGACTTGAAGGAAAATTCTAATGGCTCTTAAGAAGGTTAGTAAATTTAGAGGACCAGATCCTACGGCTTACTTAGATAAAACATATCAGTTTGAAATTGGCAACTTTACCATCATACAAGGTGATATCATTAGAATAACAGGAGAATACGGATTAAAATTCCAATTTGACTGTATTGTAACTAATACTCGTAATGGTGCTGTGTGGGTTGACTGCTATGAACTTGATAAGGGTAGAGTTAGAATGCTTCGTGCATTTACAACAGATCGCATTAAGCGAATCCCAGTAAGGAGAAAACGTGTCAGTCGAACAAGACCTAGTGAAACATCTTGATGAAGTAAATCAGGTTGTAGAAAAATATCTGCAGGGTAATGACCCTACGCAGATTTCAAAAGAATTGTCTCTGCCACGTCAAAAAGTTGTTGCTCACATTAAGGAGTGGCAAGTTATTGCTGGTGACAATGCTCTTATCCGTCAACGTGCTAAGGAAGCACTCGTTGCTGCAGATACACACTATAACAAACTAATTCAAAAAGCATATGAGGTTATCGACGATGCCACTACGCTTTCCAATCTTGGTGCAAAAACCGCAGGTATTAAACTAGTGCTTGACATTGAGTCTAAGCGTATTGATATGCTACAGAAGGCTGGTTTACTTGAGAACAAAGAACTAGCAGAAGAGATGCTAGAGATTGAACGCAGACAAGATATCCTGAAGAACATTCTTAAAGATGTTGCTGCAGAACACCCAGAAGTGCGTGACAAGATTATGCGTAGACTTTCTGAGGTTTCTAAGAATGACGAGGTAATTACGGTTGTCCACGATGTTTGATGAATTCTTTGAAGCATTACAGGATGAAAACTTTAATGAAACTCCTGTAGATGCTAAGACCTTTGTTGAGGGCGAAGCATACCTTGGACAGCCACCTCTGTCACAAATCCAGTATGACATTGTAGAGGCTATGAGCCAAATCTATAAGCAAGAAGATCTTGAAAATATTATGGGTACTGTTGAAGGTGCTCGTTACTACAAGAAATATACAAAGAATGAAGTTATCCTTCAACTTGGCAAGGGTAGTGGTAAGGACTTTGTATCTACTGTAGCGTGTGCATATATCGTATACAAACTTCTATGCCTTAAAGATCCAGCTCGTTATTTTGGCAAACCATCTGGTGACGCTATCGATATCATTAACGTAGCTATCAACGCACAGCAAGCTAAGAACGTCTTCTTCAAAGGCTTTAAGACTAAGATTGAACGATCACCTTGGTTTGCTGGTAAGTTCTATGCAAAGGCAGACAGCGTTGAGTTTGATCACGCTATCACAGTTTATTCTGGTCACTCTGAACGAGAATCACACGAGGGTCTAAACCTTATCCTAGCTGTCCTTGACGAAATCTCTGGTTTCGCTAATGAAGTTGGTACAGGTAATGATCAGGGTAAGACTGCAGACAACATCTACAAAGCTTTCCGTGCTTCCGTAGACTCTCGTTTCCCAGACCTTGGTAAAGTAGCCCTACTATCATTCCCACGTTATCCTGGAGACTTCATCTCACAAAGATACGACGATGTAATTATGGACAAAGAAATTATTCGTAAGACTCACAAGTTTATTATGAATCCAGATCTTCCAGAAGATGCTACAGGAAATTCCTTAGAGATTGAATGGGAAGAAGATACTATTCTTAACTATAAGTATCCTGGTATGTTTGCTGTCAAGCGTCCAACGTGGGTAGTAAATCCTACTCGTAAGATCGACGACTTTAAGCTTGCCTTCTATACGGACCTAGGAGACGCTATGATGCGATTTGCCTGTGTACCTACCTATAGCTCAGATGCGTTTTTTAAGCAGGTAGATAAGGTTCGTGATTGTATGAGTATCCGTAATCCAATTGATAGCAACAAATCTTTTGAGCCATCTTTTGTTCCAGATCCAGACAAGAAATACTTTGTCCACGCTGACCTTGCACAAAAGCACGACAAGTGTGCCGTAGCAATTGCTCACGTAGAAAAGTGGGTAAACATTCAGGTAGTCAAAGACTATCAACAGGTAGCACCTATTGTAATAGTAGATGCAGTAGTGTGGTGGGAACCAAAGGTTGAAGGACCTGTTAATCTATCAGAAGTTAAGCAGTGGATTCAAAACCTACGCAGACAAGGATTCGATATAGGAATGGTCTCCTTTGACCGCTGGCAATCATTTGATATCCAAAACGAACTAAAGCAAGTAGGAATGAGAACTGAAACTGTTTCTGTTGCCAAGAAGCACTACGAGGATATGGCTATGCTTGTCTATGAAGATAGGCTAGTTATGCCAGCTATCGATCTATTGTTTGAAGAACTAACAGAGCTTAAGATTATGAAACAGAACCGTGTAGACCACCCTCGTAAGTCTTCTAAAGACTTAGCGGATGCTGTGTGTGGTGCTATCTTTGGTGCAATTTCTCATACGCCTAAAAACTTAAATCAGATTATTGAAATTCATACGTTTAAAGATAGGCAGAAAGAGCGACTTGACAAAATGCCTGATGATGTGATAAAATTAGAACCTCAAACATTATATAAACATCAGTTGTCAGAATACTCTGGCGACTTCAGAATTCTTTAGGAGACAGTTGAACATTGTTTATTTCTCCAATTATTCTGGGAATACTAAAAGATTTGTAGATAAGCTAAACGTAAATTCTACAAGAATTCCTATTAAACAGGACGAATCTGGTCCTCTTTTAATGCAAACGGCGTATATACTAGTAGTTCCGACATACGGTGGAGGAAGCGAAAAGTCTGCAATTCCAAGGCAGGTACGAGCTTTTTTAAATGTCCCCAGCAATAGGGACAAACTAATTGGTGTTATCGGTATGGGTAACACAAACTTTGGAGAACACTACTGTAAGGCTGCAGACATTATTGCAGCTAAGACAGGCGTACCAATTATAGGCAGGGTAGAGATATTCGGCACAGAAGACGATGTAAATACAATCAAGGAAAGGCTGGCGATGCTAGATGACAAACAACTATAGTTACCACGAACTAAACGCAATGCTGAATCTATATGACGAGAATGGTCTAATTCAGTTCGACAAGGACAAGGAGGCAGCCAGAGCTTATTTCCTTGATCACGTTAATCAGAATACCGTCTTCTTTCACAGCCTTGATGAAAAACTTCACTATCTAGTTAAGAACGAATACTATGATGCAGAAGTATTGGATAAGTATGACTTTGCATTTATTAAGTCAGCATTTCAACACGCTTACGCAAAGAAATTTCGTTTCCCAACATTCCTTGGGGCATACAAGTTCTATACTTCATATGCACTCAAGACATTTGATGGCTCACGCTACCTAGAACGATTTGAAGATCGTGTAGTTGTAACAGCACTAATGCTTGCCAATGGAGATAAAAAACTTGCACTAGATTTAGTTGAAGAACTAATATCTGGTCGCTTTCAACCTGCTACACCCACATTTCTCAATGCTACAAAGAAGCAACGTGGAGAGTTTGTTTCTTGTTTCCTACTCCGTATTGAGGATAATATGGAATCGATTGCTCGTGCAGTTAATTCCTCACTACAACTCTCCAAGCGTGGTGGTGGTGTAGCACTCAACCTCAGCAACCTTCGTGAAGCAGGTGCTCCTATTAAGAAGATTGAGAACCAGTCCTCTGGAGTTATCCCTGTTATGAAGATGCTCGAAGACGCATTCTCATATGCTAACCAGCTAGGTGCTCGTCAGGGGGCAGGGGCAGTATATCTCAATGCCCACCACCCAGACATTATGAGGTTCCTAGATACTAAGCGTGAGAACGCAGACGAGAAGATTCGTATTAAGACACTTAGTATTGGTGTTGTTATTCCAGACGTAACTCTGGAGCTTGCCAAGACTAATGAAGATATGTATCTCTTCTCTCCCTATGACGTAGAGCGTATCTATGGCATTCCATTTGGAGACATTTCTATTACTGAAAAATATCAGGAGATGGTTGACAATCCTGAGATTCGTAAGCACAAGATCAAGGCTCGTGAATTGTTTGAGCGTATTGCTGAACTGCAGTTTGAGTCAGGGTATCCATACATTGTATACGAAGACACAGTAAATAATGCTAACCCAATTGATGGTCGTATCAATATGTCAAACCTTTGTTCAGAGATCTTGCAGGTCAATACGCCTACCACTTATAATGCTGACCTTAGTTACAATGAAATTGGTAAAGATATTTCTTGTAACCTTGGCTCGCTCAATATTGCTGCTGTAATGGACGGCAAAGATTTTGGTAGAACAATTGATACAGCTATACGTGCTTTAACAGCTGTTGCCGATATGTCATACATTGAATCTGTAATGTCTATTGCCGAAGGTAACAAGAAGTCTCGTGCCATTGGTCTTGGTCAAATGAACCTACACGGCTACCTTGGTCGTGAGCAGATTCATTACGGCTCTGAAGAGGGTATTGACTTTACCAACATTTACTTCTATACTGTTCTATACCACGCTCTTTCTACATCTAATAAGATGGCTAAAGAAACTGGTAGCCCATTCGATGGATTTGAAAAGTCGAAGTATGCAACTGGTGAGTTCTTCACTAAGTACATTGAGCAGGAATGGAAGCCAGCAACTAAGAGAGTTGCTAAGTTATTTGCCGATTCAAAGATTGAAATTCCAACACAGCACGACTGGGAAACACTTGCTAAGTCTGTAAAGAAGCACGGTATTTATAATCAAAACTTACAGGCAGTGCCACCTACAGGATCAATCTCATACATCAATAACTCAACATCATCTATTCACCCCATCGC